CAGAGCCAGAGCCAGAGCCAGAGCCAGAGCCAGAGCCAGAGCCAGAGCCAGAGCCAGAGCCAGAGCCAGCAAAAGGTAAAAACAAAAAAGGCTGATTACCATGCTGCTGACACTTGAAGAAATTAAACAGCAGTGCCGTCTGGAGAGCGACTTCACGGAAGAGGATCGGCTGCTTGAGCTTTTCGCTCTGGCCGCCGAGGCGAAGGCGGTGACATACCTGAACCGTAATCTGTATAAAACGGTGGCAGACATTGCCCCGCTTGATACCGATGGTATGGTGATTACCGAAGATATCCGGCTTGCGCTGCTTATGCTGGTCAGTCACTGGTATGAACACCGTAGCTCAGTGTCAGAACTGGAGATGACGGAGACGCCGCAGGCTTTTGAGTTCCTGCTCTATTCACGGCGTCTGCCGGTATCGGGGTATTAGCATGCAGCGACGCTCATCAAATACCAGTGCCGTTTTCACGCTGCCCGATCCCGGCGAACTGAATAAGCGCATTCACCTGCGCCAGCGCATCGACCAGGCGGCAGCGGACTACGGCACTGAGCCGGTCTATCAAAACGAAAAGGACGTATGGGCGAAGGTCCGGCAGGTGGGTGCTACCACCTACCATGAGTCCGTTCAGGCTGATGACACCATCACCCATTACATGACCATCCGTTACCGCCGGGGCATCACTTCCGATTTTGAGGTGGTTTACAGCGGCTTTGTGTATCGCGTTAAGCGTCTGCGCGACCTCAACTCAGCCGGTCGTTACCTGCTGATGGAATGTGAGGAGCTGAGGGCTGTAGACAGCGACGGAGAGATGTATGGCTAAGCCGCTTCTGCACGTTGATTTTCAGCAGCCCAAAGACCTCGTTTTTAACCGGGCAAAAATGCGCCGCGCCTTCATTCAGATTGGTCAGGTGCATATGCGTGATGCCCGGCGTCTGGTCATGCGTCGCGGTCGCTCTGCTCCGGGCGAGTATCCTGGATTCAGAACCGGAAGGCTGGCGCGGTCTATCGGCTATTACGTTCCCCGCGCATCAAAAAGCCGACCGGGTCTGATGGTGCGCATCGCGCCGAACCAGAAGCGGGGCGAGGGAAACCGCCTCATTGATGGCGACTTTTATCCTGCGTTCCTGTTCTACGGCGTGAAGCGCGGCGCTAAGCGCAAAAAGAGCCACCATAAAGGCAAGTCCGGCGGCAATGGCTGGCGTGTTGCCCCGCGTAAAAACTATATGACCGAAGTACTGGAAGCCCGCAAAACGTGGACGCGCTATGTGCTGTCCCGTGCGCTGCGCACCTCTCTTCGTCCTGAAAGGAAAAAGAAATGAAGCTATCACTGGTGATTGCCGCTCTCCGGGCGCGATGTCCGTTTTTCGCGGGTAACGTAGCCGGGGCGGCTGAGTTCAAGTCCATCCCCGAAACCGGGAAGATGAAGCTGCCGGCCGCCTATGTGGTGCCAACCGAAGATGTGACCGCTGAGCAGAAGTCCCTGACTGACTACTGGCAGAACGTGACCGAAGGATTTGCTGTTGTCGTCGTGCTCGACAACACGCGCGATGAGCGCGGTCAGGCTGCCGGGTATGACGCCGTGCATGATGTACGGCGGCAAATCTGGAAGGCTCTGCTGGGCTGGGAACCCGATTCAGATGCAGGCCCGGTGGCGTATTCCGGCGGTCAGCTTCTGGATATGGACCGGGGTCGTCTCTACTACCAGTTTGAATTCATGCTGACGCGGGAAATTACTGAAGAGGATACGCGCCAGCAGGATGACCTCAACGCCCTGGATGAGCTGCGAACGGTGGAAATCGACGTTGATTACATCGATCCGGGCAACGGTCCTGACGGCATCATTGAGCACCACACCAAAATCAACCTCAGCGAGTAAATCATGCAAATCAGACCCAAGCGCGGGCGGTCAGTTCCTGACCCTGCCCGGGGCGATCTGCTGCCTTCAGAAGGCCGGAACGTCGAAGAAAGCAGCTACTGGCACCGCCGCATTGCGGATGGTGATGTCGAAGAAGTCAGAGCGGAAGAAGAAAAGCCCGCTGCTGACGCCAAGAAAAAGGGCGGTGAATAATGTCAGTTTCGTTCCCCACTATTCCGTCAGACCTCCGCGTGCCGCTGTTCTGGGCCGAAATGGACAACAGCGAAGCGAACACCACACAGTCCAGCGGACCATCGCTGTTGATTGGTTTCGCCTCAGCCGACAGCACCATCACCAAAAATAAACTCACCATCATGCCGTCAGCGCCACTGGCGGGTAAGGTTGCAGGTCATGGCAGCCAGCTTGCACGTATGGTGGCCCGGTATCGCGCTGTTGATCCGTTCGGTGAGCTGTGGGTTATCGCAGTGGACGAGCCTGAAGGCGAAACCGCCAAAGGCACCGTAACGCTGACCGGCAATGCGCAGGCGTCAGGCTCGCTGAGCCTGTATATCGGCGCGGTGCGTGTTCAGGCCGCCGTGGTGACCGGCGATGCGCCGACAGCTGTGGCAGCGACAATGGCCGCCGCGATTAATGCTGACGCCGACCTGCCGGTTACTGCCGCTGCAGAGGCTGGCGTTGTCACGCTCACTGCCCGTCATAAAGGCCTGACAGGTAATGATATCCCACTGGCGCTGAATTACTACGGCACAGTGGGAAGTGAAAACACCCCTGACGGCGTTAACGTTGCGATTGCCTCAATGGCAGGCGGTGCAGGTTCACCGTCACTGGCTGCGACCGTGGCCGCGATGGGGGATGAGCCGTTTGACTTCATCGGCACCCCGTTCAGTGATTCCGCCTCACTGGCGACACTGGCCCTAGAGATGAACGATTCTTCCGGGCGCTGGGGTTATGCACGTCAGCTTTACGGTCACGTCTACACGGCGAAAATCGGCACGCTGTCTGACCTGGTGGCCTTTGGCGACACCATGAACAACCAGCACATTACCGTAGCCGGTTATGAGCCTGCAGTTCAGACGGCAGCGGATGAGCTGGTCGCACTGCGTACCGCCCGTAACGCCGTTTTTATCCGCACTGACCCGGCCCGCCCGACGCAGACCGGTGAGCTGAGCGGCGCACTACCGGCACCGGCAGGCAGCCGATTTACGCTGACCGAGCAGCAGTCTCTGCTGAAGCATGGCATCGCCACAGCTTACGCTGAGAGTGGCGTGCTGCGCATTCAGCGTGATATCACCACCTATCAGAAAAACGCCTATGGCGTGGCGGACAACAGCTACCTGGACAGCGAAACGCTGCATACCAGCGCCTACGTTATCCGGCAGCTGAAAAGCATCATTACCAGTAAGTACCCGCGCCATAAGCTGGCAAATGACGGTACGCGCTTTGGTCCGGGTCAGGCCATCGTGACGCCTGCCGTGTTGAAAGGCGAGATGTGCGCCAGCTACCGCACCATGGAGAGGGCAGGTATTGTCGAGAACTTCGATCTCTTTAAGCAGCATCTGGTGGTAGAGCGCAACGTCAGCGACCCGACCCGCGTGGATGTCCTGTTCCCGCCGGATTACGTCAACCAGCTGCGCGTCTTTGCGCTGCTTAATCAGTTCCGTCTGCAATACAGCGAGGAGGCCGCGTAATGGCAAAGATTGCGGGTACAGCATACGTCAAGGTGGACGGCCAGCAGCTGTCGCTGACCGGCGGCATTGAGGTGCCGATGAACACCAAAGTGCGTGATGACGTAATCGGCCTGGCCGGTGACGTGGATTACAAAGAGACGCACCGAGCGCCTTACGTCAAAGGCACCTTCAAGGTGCCGAAGGCGTTTCCGGTCACAAAGCTGATGGATTCCGACCAGATGACCATCACCGCCGAACTGGCTAACGGCATGGTTTACGTGCTGTCTGAAGCGTTCCAGTTCGGCGAGGCAAACCACAATGCGGAAGAGGGTACGGTAGACCTCGAATTCCACGGCTCAGAAGGATTCTATCAGTGAGTGAACTTCAGCTTTCAAAACCTATTACGGCACACGGTGAGACTATCCATGTGCTGGAGCTACGCGAGCCAACGGGCAAGGATGTCCGTGAGCTGGGCTATCCCTATCAGATGAATCAGGATGAGTCGGTGAAGCTGCTGGCGCATGTCGTGGCTAAATACATCAGTCAGCTGGGTGGCATCCCGCCAAGTTCAGTAGATGACATGTCGCCATCAGATCTGAATGCTGCTGGCTGGGTAGTTGCCGGTTTTTTCCTTCAGGCCTGACAGCTAAAGAGCTACTTAATCTGTACTTCGATTGCGCCAGTTACTGGCGCATAAATCCTCTGGAAGTCCTTAGCGAGGACTTAAAAAGCCTGCAATTACTTATCGACCAGGCGAACCGGATAGAACGGGAGCGAAAAGCCAATGGCTGAATTTGAACTGAAAGCGCTTATTACAGGCGTTGACAGACTTTCACCTGCACTTGGCCGCATGCAAAAGAACCTGCGCCGGTTTCGTAAAGATGCAGAGGAAGCGGGCAGGGGCGGCATGGCTATGGCCGGGGGGCTGGCTGCCGGGCTGACAGGTTCGCTGGTTGCTTTTGCCAAGCAGGAAGACGCCGCCACTGGGTTGAAGGTTGCCATGATGGATGCCAGCGGCGCTGTTGGCTCTGATTTCGAAAAAATCAACAAGCTGGCAATCGGTCTGGGTAATAAGCTGCCTGGCACCACCGCTGACTTTCAGAACATGATGCAGATGCTTGTCAGGCAGGGTATACCAGCCCAGAACATCCTAAGTGGTGTTGGTGAGGCTTCCGCTTATCTGGCGGTTCAGCTTAAGAAGACACCTGAGGCTGCTGCAGAGTTTGCTGCAAAAATGCAGGATGCTACCGGCACAGCTTCAGAAGATATGATGGGATTATTCGACACGATCCAGAAAGCTTTTTACTTGGGCGTCGATGATACCAACATGCTCTCTTTCTTTTCTAAGACCAGCTCGATTTTGAAGATGGTCAGCAAAGATGGCCTTACCGCAGCTCGTGCACTGGCACCCATCTCAGTGGTGATGGATCAGATGGGAATGGAAGGTGAAGCTTCCGGTAACGCCCTCCGAAAAGTGTTCCAAGCTGGCTTTGATGGTAAAAAGATGAAGGCAGCCAACAAGCTGCTAAGCCGTAAAGGTATACAGCTAGATTTTACCGATGGTAAGGGTGAGTTCGGCGGTCTTGATAATCTCTTCAAGCAGCTGAACAAGCTTCAGTCTTTAACAACCAAGCAAAAAACGACAATCATCAAGCAGATATTTGGTGATGACGCTGAAACACTGCAGGTTTTAAATGCGCTGATTGATAAAGGCAAAACCGGCTATGACCAGATTCAGGAGAAAATGGGAAAGCAGGCGGACCTTAATAAGCGCGTTAACGCGCAGCTAAGCACGCTATCAAATATCTGGGAGTCACTGGCCGGCACCGCGGTAAATGGTCTTGCGGCAATCGGGGGGGCTTTTGCTGGTGATGCTAAACGGCTGGTAAGCTGGCTGGGCGATATGTCAGAGCGATTTGCCGAGTTTGCAGACAAAAACCCAAAAGTGATTCGTGGTGCATTTGGCATTGCTGCCGGTTTTGTGGGAGTTAAACTTGCCTTGCTGGGAGTTAAACTTGCCTTGCTGGGAGTTAACTTCGCTCTGGGTATTCTGGGTCGCGGACTGAAGCTCTCACCGATGGGGGTATTTCTGAGGCTGGCCGCGCTGGGAATCGGGTTATTGATTTCTGACTGGGATAGGTTCGCTCCTGTTGTTGAAAGGGTCTGGGCTAAGATAGACGGACTGACAGAAGCCCTGGGCGGCATGAACGGAGTCATTACCGGAATTGGTGGGGTCATGGCCGGGGCATTCACACTGCAGGTTATTGGATCGCTCACAAGCGCCACCGCCAAAGCAAGCGGTCTCCTCGCGGTTCTTACCCAAATAGGCAAGCTGAGCGCTCTGACAGTATCAATAGCCGTTGCGCTATACATGTTCAAAAAACTGGAAGAGATTTCTGACGCAACAACTCAGAAAGATGGTACTGAGTCATTCTGGGATTCACTTAAAAAAAGGTGGAAAGCTGGCGGCTGGTATAACAACGAGCAGCAGCTAAAGAGTAGTAATGTTCCGCTTAACCCTCAGAGCATGAGTGGTCCTTTGATGCGCAGTGATGCGACAGCACAGAAAGGAGAGATTAAGGTTTCCTTCGAAAACTCGCCTCCGGGAATGCGTGTTGAGCCTTCTGGCAGTGCGCTTCCTTGGTTTGATCTCGATGTAGGTTATAATCGGTTCTCGACTCCAAATTAAGGAAAATATCTTCATGCGCCTGTTTGCATTTTTAATGGCTTTGTTTTTTGTTAATGGGGTGGCGGCAAGTGAGTGCTACCCCGAGTTTAATGAAAAAGATTTCATTGCTGCAATTGGGGAAAAGCCTGAGCAGGTGCAGGTTTTTAAGGATGGCGGAATGATAAGGCACCAGTATTCTTTCAGAAAGGAGCAGCCACCTGAAGATGCATTTAATGATAATAAACAATCAGAGTATGAACCGCAGATTTATGTGATCGTTTATGACCCACCATGCGCTGAAAAAATAAGTATTCATTTCTACGCAAATGAAGACAGGTCGATGAATGCGGCTAACGTTGCGTTGGCTGGTAAGGCGTATGAATACCTTACAGGAACCAATAGTGCAATTTTCCGGAATAAGCTGGAGAAATTCAGAGGCGCAGAGCGGTTTGAGTCAAATGACGAAAAGGCGAAATCACTATTCGTCAAAACCGGCGACTCCTATTCGATACAGATAAAATTGAAATAAATATTAACCCGCTTCGGCGGGTTTTTTATTGCCTGAATTCCACCGCGCATCGCACGCGCAATCCAAACCAAGAACCTTTCAGGATGCACCTTGAGGAACCGGTTGGCTGTCGGAGCCTTCTTGGGGCCGTATTCCTGTGCGACAGGGTTCATCACTAAAAGGTAATTTCGACATGACATATCCAACCGTCATAGTGAACGGTGTTTCCGTTCGCGTGGACAGTGAAGGGCGCTACAACCTGAATGATCTGCATGCAGCCGCAGTATTGAAGGGTGAGGCAAGTGATTCTCAAAGGCCAAGCCTCTTCATGCGTAGCGGGCAGATTAAGCGTTTTGCTCAAGCTTTGACCGAAGCACAAAAATGCGCTTCGGTGCAAATCATTAAAGGTGGCCTGCAGCAAGGCGTGTGGGGGCTTGAATTGGTAGCAATACGTTATGCAGCATGGCTGAGCCCGCAGTTTGAAATCAGGGTATACGAAACATTTCGCGAAGCGATTCTGAATGGCATCAGTCATATGAATCAGCTCAATCGACTTGATCTGCTGATTGCAACCGAAACTGAGCAAGTAAGCGGGTGTGCGCGGACCATGAATAAGTGGGGCAGGGGCGGGCGAAAAAAATTATTGAACAATGCCCGTGAGAGGATCATCGAACAGATGGACCCCGACATGGTTACGATCATGCAAAATTCAGCAGCCTGAAAACTCAGCCCGTTTAGCGGGTTTTTTATTGCCTGGAGCAAGCCATGAGCTGGAAAGATAATCTGCAGGATGCCTCGCTGCGCGGCATCGCGTTTAAGGTAGACAGTGATGAGGCAACCTTTGGCCGCCGCGTGCAGGTGCATGAGTACCCCAATCGCGACAAGCCTTGGGCGGAGGATTTAGGCCGGGCGACGCGCCGCTTCAGTGTGCAGGCTTATCTGATTGGCGATGACTTCTTTGAGCAGCGCAACCGCCTGATTGAGGCCATCGAAAAGCCGGGTTCGTGTACGCTGGTTCATCCCTACTACGGCGAAATGACCGTGGTCGTGGATGATGCTATCCGCGTCAGTCACTCGCAGAGCGAAGGCCGCATGTGCCGCATCAGTTTCAGCTTCGTTGAGTCTGGCGAGCTGTCTTTCCCGACCGCCGGGCTGGCGACAGGGCAGAAATTATCATCTTCCGTTTCGTTTCTGGACGACGCCATTTCATCGGCATTCGGTGCCTTTGGCATGGATGGCATGCCTGACTTCCTGCAGGACGGCGTACTGGATGAGGCAACAGGCATATTCAGCAACGTAACCAGCGCGTTTCAGTACGTTGACTCGGGTATCAGCGCGGCATCACGCCTTATGCAGGGTGACATGTCAGTGCTACTTAAGCCGCCTTCCAGCGGCATGAGCTTTGTTAATCGGCTGCAAACCATGTGGCGAGCAGGATCACGGCTGAACGGAAACGCCTCCGACCTGATGGCGATGATTAAGGGGCTGACCGGTGTCACGGTTGATTCCGGTCTGGCACCGCGAGGCGTCTGGAACACTGACAGCAAGACGATGCAGACACAGACCACACAGCGCAATCATGTGGCGCAGGCAGTGCGCACCACGGCGATAAGTGAGGCTGCCGCAGCGGTCACAAGCCTGCCTCAGCCAGCAAACAGCACCGTCACGCGTCAGCAGGACCCGTCGCAGCCAGTGCGGGTTTCGCATCCGGCTGTCAGCAACGTTCAGCCGGTAGCTGCTGCTACTACCGGAGCATCAGTATCTTCGGCAGCGGGCGCGACCACAGCTACATCAGAGAGATATGTTACTGCCACCTCAGTTTCAACAGGCGTCACGTCATCAACTGACAGTGGCACCGTCATTACATGGGATGACCTGGCACAGGTGCGTGACAGCCTTAATGAGGCCATTGACCGCGAGATGGAACGTGTCACCGATGATGGTCTTTATCAGGCGCTGGTAACCGTGCGGACTGATGTAAACCGTGATATTTCGGCCCGGCTTGAGCAGGTTGAGCGTATGACCGAGCGCACGCCCACACAGGTGACGCCCGCACTGGTACTGGCCTCTGACTGGTACGACTCTGCATCCCGCGCCGGTGACATAACTGCACGTAACGGAATCCGCCATCCCGGCTTCGTGCCGGTTCAGTCACTGAGGGTGCCGGTACGATGAACAACACCGTTATTCTCCGGGTGAACGGCCAGGAGTGGGGCGGCTGGACTTCGGTCAGGATCGCCGCAGGCATTGAGCGCATTGCCCGCGACTTCACCGTTGAGATTACCCGTAGCTGGCCGGGTGATACCGACCAGGCAAACCGCAGTAACAGGATAAAAAACGGTGACCTCGTTGAAGTCCTGATAGGCACCGACAAAGTGCTGACCGGTTACATCGAGGCAACACCGGTCCGGTACGACGCGCGCAGCATCAGCGTGGGAATATCAGGGCGCAGTAAAACCGCTGACCTCATCGACTGCTCAGCGACGCCCTCACAGTATGCAGGCCGTTCTCTGGCGCAGGTTGCCGCTGAGCTGGCAAAGCCCTTCAGCATAGCGGTGGTTGATGCCGGCGGTGCGTCAGGGCCCCTGCAGGGCGTTCAGGCAGACCAGGGCGAAACGGTCATGGATGTTCTCAACAAGATGCTCGGACTGCAGCAGGCTCTGGCGTATGACAACGCGCAGGGCAATCTGGTTATCGGCGGCATTGGCAGTCAGAAGGCGCATACCGCCCTGGTGCTGGGTGAAAATATCCTTTCCTGTGACACCGAAAAGAGCATTCGTGACCGGTTCAGTGACTATCAGGTTTCCGGGCAGCGCCGGGGAAACGACGATGACTTTGGCGAAGCCACGACTACGGCCATCAGGTCAAAGACCATTGACGGCGGTCTGAAGCGCTACCGTCCGATGATTATCCGCCAGACAGGCAACGCCACCACGGCCACCTGCAGCGCACGGGCTGAGTTTGAGATGCGCCAGCGTGCTGCGCGTACCGACGAGGTGACCTACACCGTGCAGGGCTGGCGGCAGGGTGACGGCTCGCTCTGGCTGCCTAATCTGCAGGTTGTCGTCTTCGACCCCATTCTCGGCTTTAACAACCGGCAGATGGTTATCGCCGAGGTGACTTATCAGCAGGATGAGAACGGCACCATTTCCGAAATCCGTGTCGGGCCTCCTGACGCTTATCTCCCTGAACCTGCCAAACCCGGCAAGCGTAAGAAAAAGAAAGAAGAGGATGATTTCTGATGGCTAACCCGATGTCAGGTATGGGCCGTGCGCTGTCAAACCTGCTGGCCCGCGCCGTGGTTCGCGGTCTGAACACGGCCACAAAGTGCCAGATGCTTCAGGTTGAGATGGCCGGGGGCGAGGGAAAGAGCGATATCGAACATATGGAGCCTTACGGTTTTACCGCCGCACCGCTGACAGGCGCAGAGGCTGTGGCCGCCTACTTTGACGGTGACAGGTCACACGGCGTGGTGCTGGTTGTTTCTGACCGTCGATATCGTGTTAAAGGTCTGAAATCCGGTGAGGTGGCGGTGTATGACGATCAGGGACAGTCAGTCACACTCACCCGGGCAGGAATCATTGTAAATGGTGCAGGCAAGCCGATTACCTTCACCAATGCGCCTAAAGCCCGGTTCGAAATGGACATCGAAGCGACAGGTGAAATCAAAGATAAATGTGATTCTTCCGGGCTGACCATGTCAGCGATGCGCGTTGCTTACAACGGCCATACGCATAAAGAGAACGGCTCAGGCGGCGGCACAACCGACGCGACAACGCAGAAAATGGTGGCGTCATGATAATCGTCGTAAATGGCTCTGAACAGGATGCAACCTGGCCGACCGACCCGCTTACCAGAGCCGTGATTGTTTCGCTTTTCTCCTGGCGAAAGGCTGAGGCTGATGACAACCCCGGACAGGATAACGGATGGTGGGGCGACAGTTTTCCGACTACTCAGAATGACCGCATCGGATCGCGCCTTTATCTTCTCAGTCGCAAGAAGCTCACCAATAAAACCTCACTCAAAGCCCGCGAATATATCAGTCAGGCGTTGCAGTGGCTGGTCGATGACGGCGTGGCAGTGCGCGTAGACGTAACGGCAGAGCGGACCGGGATCAGCACGCTCAGCGCTTCGATTGTCATCATTCAGAGGGACGGCAACCGTGCAACTTATTCATTTAACGATTTATGGAGTGAGCTAAATGGCTGACAGTGGATTTACCCGCCCGACACTCCCTCAGTTAATCACCGCCGTCCGCAGCGACATTCTTACCCGTCTGGCAGCAGATACAACGCTGGCAGCGCTGCGTCGCACTGATGCTGAGGTTTACGGGCGTGTTCAGGCGGCAGCCGTACATACCGTTTATGGATATATTGACTACCTCGCACGCAACCTGCTGCCGGACCTTGCTGATGAGGAGTGGCTGACGCGGCATGCCAACATGAAGCGATGCCCGCGCAAAGCAGCTACGACAGCGTCAGGTTATGTCCGCTGGGCGGTCGCCACAGCCGGTATCACTATACCTGCAGGAGTCACCATCCAGCGTGACGATCTGATGTCATTTAGCGCTACAGCAGCTGCCACATCAGCGGGTGGCGTGCTCCGTGTGCCTGTTGCCTGCGACACGGCAGGGGCAACCGGGAACACTGATGACGGTCTGACTATGCGGCTGGTCAGCCCGATTGAAGGTCTTACCTCGGCTGGCGTGGCTGACAGCATTCAGGGCGGCGCTGACGTGGAGGATTTAGAGCTCTGGCGGGCCCGGGTAATTGAGCGCTGGTACTGGACCCCGCAGGGCGGCGCTGACGGTGATTATGAGGTTTGGGCTAAAGAAGTCGCGGGCGTTGACCGTGCATGGACTTACCGACACTGGAGCGGTCGCGGAACGGTCGGGGTTATGGTTGCCAACAACGACCTTATCAACCCAATCCCTGGTGCCGCAATCGTGGCTGCTGTAAAGGCCTACATCGAACCGCGTGCACCGGTAGCAGGAGCCGACATCTACGTATTTGCTGCCACTCCGCATGTCGTTAATTTTCAGATACGGTTAAATCCAGATACAACTGAAATCCGATACGCGGCAGAGGCGGAGCTTCGTTCCATGATGCTGCGAGATGGAGGCCCTGAAAGCATTCTTAAACCATCACGCATCAGTGAGGCGATCAGCATTGCTACCGGCGAGTACAGCCACACGCTGGTCAGTCCGTCCGCTGATATAACGATCGGAAAAGGCGAGGTGGGCGTGGTGGGGACAATCTCATGGACTTGACGGCGCAGTACCGGCAGATGCTGGGCGCACTGCTGCCACGTGGCCCGGCATGGGATGCAGATGATCTGCTGCTTACCGGGCTCGCTCCTTCGCTGGCTGAGGTGCACGGGCGGGGTGATGCGCTGATGCTGGAAACTGACCCGCGTTCAGTGACAGAGCTGATTGACCGTTACGAGCGTATCAGTGGTCTGCCGGACAGCTGCGCACCTTCAGGTGTTCAGACTCTGCAGCAGCGGCGACAGCGGCTGGATGCAAAGCTCAATCTCGCCGGTGGCATTAGTGAGGCTTTTTATCTGGCTCAGATTGAGGCGCTGGGTTACATCGGCGTCACTATCACGCGCTATAACAAAAGCCAGTTTACCTGCCTGTCAGCATGCACTGACTCACTTTACAGCGATGAATGGCGCTACTACTGGCAGGTCAATATGCCATCAGCTATCCAGATAAACCCGATGACGGCTATCAGTAACAGCACCGACAGCATCAGAACGTGGGGCGACACCACGGCCGAATGCGTTCTGAATAAGCTGGCGCCGTCGCATACCTATGTCATTTTCAGATACCTGGAGTAATTATGCATCGCATTGACACATCAACCGCCCAGAAAGATAAGTTTGGCGCGGGTAAAAATGGATTTACCGGTGGTAATCCGCAGACGGGGGAGCTTCCTACCGCGCTTGATGCAGACTATTTCGATTCTTTGCAGGAAGAAATTTCATCAGTCATTGAAGCTGCAGGTCTTACGCTTAGCAAGGCCGCAAATTCTCAGCTTAAAGATGCTATTACCAGGCTGACTTTGAGCCGAAAGTCTCCATTTTCAGACATTAAGTCAGATGGCTCTGCCGCACTCTCAACCGCGCGCTCAAATCTCGGGTTAGGCTCACAGGCTCTTCAGAGTTCGGATGCCGTCAACATCATAGGCGGCAATGCTACGCTCAGCAACCTTACCGTCACTACCTTCAACGGAAAAACAGTTAATCCTGAGGCGCTCAATGTTTCCAATAAAGCTACCTTTGCAGGAGCGGTGGATTTTACCGGGCAGGATTATTTAAACAAAAGTTCTGTCGTAAACGCGCCTGGAGATAATTCAAACCAGACTTTTGGCCTGCGTTTGTCGGGCTCGGCAGGGCAGCGCAGTGATGAGCTTTTTTATGAAAAAATAGGAACCTTTGCAGCGCGCCGATTTATCGTAATCTCAGGTGGAAACACTATTACCTTTGATATGAGGCAGGATGGATCAATGGTGAGCTTAAACCCTGTTGGAACGTGGCAGGTGCTCCCAAGTGGTGATCTTTACGGGCCTAAGTGGGGTGGGAATCTCTCTGACTTTATCAGCTCCTGGTCCAGAAGCAATTTCATGACGGATACGCGGCTGGGTTCTGTCACAACATTATACAAGGCTAACAATACAAACGTATTCACATGCCCTAGCGGATACTCTTTCAGCAGCATCGATACAGGGGATGTAGGAACGGTTACGGCAACTGCACGCCCCATTCAGAAACAAATTAACGGTAACTGGATTACAGTGAGTCAATTATGATTTTTTTGAAAAACTTCCAGCCATACACTCCTGAAGAGCCACCATTCTCAGGGGCAATGTACCTCAAATCAGACACAGGAGAGGACTGGTACGACTGCCAGAAATCCTTTTCAGAAGATACTCTTAAGGTTGCTTTCAACAGCGACGGCATAATCGTTTCGGCAACCATGGACGTGTCATCTATGTTCCCTTCAGGTCTTTCGGTCGCTGAAGTTAAAGCCACAGGTATGCCGGAGTTGAGCGATCTCATAGGTGGCGGATGGAAATATCAGAATGGCAAAGTTGCTGCTGTTGTACTCACCCCGTCTCAGGAGGAGGCCGTAGCATCCGCGCAGAAATCACTCTTAATGAGCCAAAGCACAGACAGGATCGCACCACTTCAGGACGCGGTTGAACTTGATATCGCTACTGAGCAAGAGAAGGCTGAGCTGAACGCCTGGAAAAAATATCGCGTACTGCTTAACCGGGTTGATACATCCAAAGCGCCAGACATCACCTGGCCTGACCAGCCTGCATAAAAAAGCCCGGCGACCGGGCAATGACTCAACCGCGCCTCTCTGAGCAGGCTGCGGGGTGGGTTTTGTCAGGGTAGTTGAGCGCTGCACTCAGAGCCAAGCGGCATGCAAAAAAAGCCCGCAAAGCGCGGGCGAAAAACTCGAGCGGTAGAAACTTCTTGTACGCAACACGGTAGCTGTGTGTTACCCATATATGATAACGCATAGTCATTATTTGGTTGTTAAGAAAGCGTAAATTCTATCAATTGGTGGAACTAATCATCTAAGAAGCAAAAAAAACCGCTGTCCAGGGGAGGGCAGCGGCAAATAAGTACCTAGCTATTATTATGGTACCCATGCAGGTACCAGCACTGATTATATGGCAGAAGTCAGCCTGCGCTTCTTTTTATAACAATAAATTTACAGTAACAACAATGGCTTGAAAAAAATGCCTGCCCCCGAGGCGGGTGGCAGGCATAAGTCGTGGTTGGGCTATTGATACTCTTGTGAGGCATCTCATGATTGTGACGAGGTTTAAGGCGAGCCAGCCATGCGCCTCTTCAGCCAGCGGTAGGAGCGCGGGCCTATACACAACAGTCATATGGTAGGGGGCTGAGCTGGTATGACAAGCGTAAGCGGTAACTAATTTGGGTTATGCGTAAAAAAAGTCCACCAGAGGTGGGCTAACACAAAACTTACCAGTACATCTCAGAGTGGAAAACTCATAGCAAGTATCGCCAACCCGAAGAAAAACTTTAGCCTCACGTCTCGCTTTTAATGGTTATCTGTTCACCGATTTCAGAGCACAAAAAAGCCCGCGTTACGCAGGCATCAATTGGGACAAAAAGGAAAAATCTCAGTATCAGCATTCGCTGAGAGCCGCACCATACAGTGTTCCGGGCCGATTGATAGTGATGGATGTGGCAATAGCGAAGCGTGAGCACGTTATGTATGTTCGTCATGCAAAACTATGCATCGCCCGGGCTATAGAGCATAAATTCAGCACCAGCCGCAGCTTTACAATTTTGCTCCCCGTTTCGCCTTGAACAAATCCGCCGATCGATATTACTGTTTATGCATACAGTATTTATAAGGGGAGGATTTGTCATGCCGCGAGATTATGAGATTAAAGACGCATTCGTAAACGCCATCAGGCGTATACCAGGTGGTGGTGTCACCATCACCACTCAGGAGTTCGTTCGTCAGCTGGAGTTGCTCAACTGGCACCTGAGTCTGCGTGAGGCCAATCAGTGGATAAAGTCGCACACATCGACGTTCCGGGACGTGTCCACTCAGGAGGGTGAAGCTAAGACGTACAAGCAGTTCAACCCGAACGGGGGCATCTGACATGGGATTTCCATCGCCTGCGCAGGATTTTATCGAGAGCCGCATCGACCTGAATAAAATCTTTGCACCTCATCCGTACAACATGCTCCGCATCGAAACGCCAACAGGATTCGTTCTGGTCGACCGGTCAATGACTATGGTGCCAGGCGACACAGTCGCATATCAGCTGGAAGACTATCCGCAACTGGGAAAATTGTTCAGGTCTGGGATTATTACTCAGGACGGCGAGACGATCGACGGGGAGGGGCTGGATGGAATTGTCGTGATAGGGAAGGTGACGGCTAAAATAATGGCTGTATATGAGCAATACCGCCCAACCTTCTGAAAAATAAATTAAAGAAGGAAAAAAGCAGCCTTTTAGGCTGCTTTTTGTAAGGATAATGACCAGTATGTGAAGACTTGATATTTTTACTCTAGATACTTGAAAATTACTTTAATATTTAAAGCTCTTTCGAACCGGTAATCTTCACCCTTTTGTTTTTTTTGGGAGGAGGAAGGATCAAAGTAGATAAACCTGCTTTCGAACATAGCGAGCTAACATGCTCCTTCCAATAAGGCCAAATGCTGTTACTTATTTCATCAGAACCACTAAATTCTTCTAAGGTTTCTTGAGTGATTTTTTCTTGAGCATTAAAAACCGCGTCATGCTCAGCTACGATTTCAAAGTAAACTCTCTCATCCTTTTCGCCTGGGTTTTTAACGAGTCTTACGCCAGTGCGTAATCTAAAAAAACATTTGTAAAAGGACGGACTCTCTAAATTTTCTTTCTCAAATACTTCTACTACTTGAACACCAGTAATTGTATTGTAGTTTTGCTGAGTAAATTCCAGTCCATCCATTTGCATTACATTGATATCATCATTGAAACTCATTGATGATTTCCTTAAATATATATCTTTAACTGATTTGTCAATCATTTAAATGCACTCAGCCAGCTGCCAGGGCACTTTCCCAAGCATTTGTTTCATAATTTCGCTCACTACCAAAAAATTTGAAAGAGCCTAATAGTGATTTTTTCGGTTGTGGTGCACTTCCTGTTACTTGAATAATAGTTTCAACGGTTGTTATATCGCTGATATCTATTCCTGAAGTGATAATATTAATAGTGGTAATGTGTTTTTCAGGACAACCCGCACTTAAATATTCAAAAGCCTCGGGCACCGCATTTGCGGTTCTAATTAGCTTATCCATTGCGCAAGATTGAGTAACATCACCCTTTTCATATTTAGTAAAAGCATTTTTACCACCACCAAAAACGGTAGATGCTTCTGCTTGAGTAAGATTAAGAGCAAGCCTTATATGCTTAATCTGTTCTCCTGTAAGCAAGCCATCGGCTTCACGATAAAAGTTAGCCATAGCTCTTTTATTATGCGAAGCTTGTTTTTCAGTAAGAGTCTCACAACCGCAAGATTGACAAACTGATGCATGAAAAGGAACTTTTTTAACATAACCATCACTTTCGCGGGTTACAAGTCTTTGAACTTCATGTAACTTTTCATCCCCGCAGATAGGGCAGAGAGAATAATGTTTCATGATTAAACCTTGGTTTTAGTTGAGTCGTGTAGCGATATGACCGCTATGGTTTGATTTGTGTCAGTTAAACAGAGCTTGATATACATGAGCGTAGGTACACATGCCTTTTCTTTTCGGCAGTAAAGATCGCACCTAAAACTGTAAGAGTCGCACGCATAAAGCCCTTGAGGTGCGTTGCCTCGACACCATTGAGAATTGATGTACGTACCATATTTCAAAGCCTCCATTGCAAACTGCCTCAGATCACCCAAATCGATCAGATGAAGCGCCATAAATTCATTAGTTCGGGTGGTTACAGAGTTAACTTGGCACTTGTCAAGTAAACTAAGCATTTCTGGATATAGCTTCTCATGACCTATGATCCGCTCTTCGCCTTCGGCCAAAGCTTCCTTGGGCGGTTTAGTCTTGTACTTACTGTACACCCTAATTACCAT